CTTAGTGATTGAGAAACTTGTAGCCGCTCGCTCGGTTGATTTTGTTACCGAGCCCGGCGCTGGCGGAATAGTCACGATGTACGAATCGAAAGGTCAAGATATAGACTTGATAGAGTTAGCAACCTTAAAGGAACGCCGCCCTGATTTAATTAAAACTGTCGAGGCTAATATCAGGGCAGACATTGCGAAGGAGGTCAAGAAAGCTATGGAGAATGAAGACAAGATTAAGGATTTGGAAGGCCAGATTGCGACACTAACTACCGAGCGCGACTCTCTTAAAGAAGCCGCTGAGAAAGCAGAAAAGGACAAAGTGAAAGCCGAAGCACAAGCCACTATTAAAGAGGCTGTAGACAAGGCCGAGCTACCCGATGCTGCTAAAGCGCGACTTATTGAGAGGTTCAAAGATGCCGAAACCGCAGATGGGATCACAGAGGCAATAGAGGACAAGAAAGCCGAAATTGCCGAGCTCGCTGAGGCCGGTCATGTCAAGGGCTTGGGCGGAAGTAAACCCGATACCGAGAAGGACAAAGAAGCTCTGAAAGAGAGCTTCAAGCGGCTAAACCCCGAATGGACTGATGCGCAGGTAGAAACTGCCGTCACTGGCCGCTAAGTAAATAATAACTAGGAGGTAATTAAAATGCCAGATACAGGAACAGGAACAGCCGTTTATGCGGCTAACGAAACTGCTGGAACTGAGGTAAGTTCCACATATGAGGGGAGGCATTTAACCTTCCTACTTTCAGAGCTCGCTACTGTTGTAAGCGGAACAGTTGTAAAAGGTGAGCCAGTTTGCGTTAGGGATGGGCGTGGGGATATTGTAGGTGTCGCTTTTACAAGTAGCACTACTGCCGCTGACCGAATTGCTATTGATACCGAGGGCATCTGGAATCTACTCGTATATGCCGATGATGACCTTGGCGAGGTAGCAGTTGCGGTTGGTGATGCACTTTACATTGATACTGACGATGGTGGGTGTACGATCTCAAGGAGACACGACCCCGAACAGCATACACTATTCGGTTATGCTCTTGGTGCGGTCAATAGTGGAGAAGAGGCTATCATAGCGGTAAAAGTCCATTGGGGGCCGAGCGAAGACCGTATCCTTATGGGGATTGACGCCAATGGCGGCACTCGTTATACGGAGGCGGTTACTGGAATGCCTCGTGTTCAAATCAACAGTGACTATTCAGGGGCTTCGGGGATACATATAAACCAGTATCCCTCCGCAGCTCTCGCAGCAGCCTCTACTGCTGCCTCCCTATACACGATTAGGGCGATAGCTGATGTGTCTGCTGCCACAACTATGACTGATGGTAACCTGCACGGTGTTCATGGTTATGCAAGGGTTTATGGCACACTTGACGGAGGCGGACTTGGTGGTGTCAGGATTGCTGGTGTCAAAGGTGAGGTTTACTCCGATGCTGCTGTCATCACCGCTTGCGACTTTATCTCTGGTGTTATGGCTTTTGCCACACTGGACGTAAAACCCACTGCTGGAGTCTATGCAGCCTATATAGCATACTCAGCTAGTGGTGTTATCTATCCTGATGCGATGTTCTACGGTTATGGGAGATTCATGAATGGCATCGACCTGACAGGTTGGAATGCTACAAATGCAGGAGATAACCATACTATCGTTCTTGATAATTCCTTCGGTTATGATGCAAGTGTAGCCGCAGTTGGTGGTGGTGCTACGATTGCCTGTATCAGAGTAGAAATTGGGGGAGTTGATGGATGGGTACCAGTGCTTGCAGCTGCACTTTAATCTAGCGTAAATAAAAAAGGAGTGAAAAGAAAATGCGTAAACTAAACTTAAAAAACTACACGGTAAAAGTCGATGTCCCTGACCAGATGAATCCAGGCAGGTTGATAAAGACTGAATTTCCTTACCATGTCAAGGATTCAATTCTTAATCTAATGTTTATTCCTGACTTGCAGTTGAACGGTGCTGAACTGGTCAAGCAAAATGTGCTGGCTATGAAGCTAGAACAGTGCAAGGAGGATGTAATCCTGTTGGAAGATGAAGAGTATGCCAGGATTAAACAAGCAATAGATACCTTTAAGGGATTCGGCCGAAACGATGTAGAGTTAGTGACACGCATTAACGAAGCAGAGGTAGCAGAGGTGAAAACAAAGTAACTATAAGGAGGTTCTATTATGGAACTTATGAAGTTAATGGAAGACTGGAAAGGTTATACGTCCCTAACCGAAATGGGAGCACGGCATACTGATGCAGAAATTGCTGCTTTCAACAACCTGATCGGTAATGCCCGTAACTATCCAGCCTATAAACATGAATACCTATTAAGGGAAGCTATGACTACATCCGACTTCCCCTACCTGTTCGGCGATGTAACCGATAGACAGATGCTTGCTGCATATCAGGCAATCGAACCTGAATGGAAGAAATACATGAGGATTAAGACCGTCAATCGGTTATACCCGTGGGTCGGTGGTCGCCGATTTGCAATCACTTTAGGCGGGATGTATCTCGGAGAGGTGGGTGAAAAAGGAGAATACTTAGCCCTGGAGAAAACGGAGAAAAAGTACGATGTCTATGCTCGCAAATACGGTAATCAAATAGACATCTCATGGGAGACCATGATAGCTGACGACCTGGGGGCATTGAAGGATTCGCCGTCCGAGATGGCATGGCTGGCAGCTAATACCGAGCACTACACAGCCGTAAACCTTTATGCGGACGATATTGGCACTCATGTTGTTGGTGGGAACTTGTACGAGAATGGAGTTAATGCTGATGTTCTGCCTCTGACCATTGCGAACCTTGAGGCTTCAGTGGCAGCGATGGCGGCAATCCGGCATCCCAGTGGGCAACCCATCAGGAACCGTGCCAAATATCTGGTTATCTCCGATGGAGGGCTGGAATTTACGGCTCGACAAATCCTGACCTCGGCCAACAAGATGTGGACTCAAACTACTGCGCTGGCTGCCCCAGTCGCCTACCCAACCGCCAATGTGATTAGTCAATACGGACTACAGCTTATAGTTGACCCGTGGCTATCGATTGCGGGTACGGCTGGATGGACAGCTAACTCGTGGTATCTGTTTGCCGACCCAGCGAATATCGCAGCCATAGAGTGCGACTACCTCAAAGGACATGAGAGACCGGAGGTTTGCATGAAGGCAAGCGATAAGGTGACTATTGGTGGTGGAGCACTCAACCCGATGAGCGGAGACTTTGCTACTGATAACATCTTCTATCGAATCCGTCAATGCTTCGGTGCAAATAAGCTGGATTGGAGAGCTACTTATTATAATAGAGTCGCAGACTAAATAAGTAGACTAAACTAAGCTTGTCGGGGTGAGGGGGTTTGTTACTCCTTCCCCCTTGCCCTGGCTCTTTGGAGGTGAATATGTCAAATCCGGTGCTTGACTATCCATGGGATAAAGTAAACGTTATTGCAGATGCAATCGTGCACACCGGGGCGTGTGTATTGCACTCAATAACTTTTAATGGCATGACTGCTGTAGGGGATGTTGCGATATATGATGGCATTGATAATACAGGAACGTTAATCGGGACGCTTATTTTAAGAAGCGCTATCCATGTTTCCTGTCAGCCGTTTACGCTAATCCTTGACTGCGAAATGGAAACTGGTATATTTTTTGATTATGATGCTGCCTTCGCTGGCAATTTTACAGTGACCTTTAAGTGAGGAGAAATGGACAGAGAACCTTATAACTCGAAATACTGCAAAGAGGTAAAGTGTGCCTTGCGGTCTGGGAACAAGTGTACTGTGGAAGCATGCACGCGAAAGGGTGCCGAAAAATGGCCGGCTTATTTTACAGAGTATGGCGTTCTGGCGGATGGAGATGAGATAGATGCCTGACCCAAGAATATGGCCAATAGAAAATGTAAACGACACCTTCGTTGCCGTTGGTGCTGTATCTACTCTGGTTTTAGTAGCCAACGCTAATAGGGGTGATTCCGACCTTACAAATGACGGTGACGGTATTATCTATCTTGCCAGAGGAAACGCTGCTGTTATCGGTTCGGGAATACGCCTCAATCCCAATGGTGGCACTTATCATATTGGAACTAACAACCTATTCCATGGTGAGGTTTACGGCATTTCAACCTGTGATGAGCAGGAGACTATTAATCTGGCTATAAGTGAGGGCAATCGACCATGAGCGGTGAAGGTGTACATAATCCTGCAGCTATTGATACTTTAGCGCTAGAGGCAAGCGTGCAAGCTCTCCAGGCTGATATTGATTTACTTCAGTTAGATGTTGACGCCATCCGGGAAGTCACTGATTCAGAGGCTATTTTAACTGAGACAAGCGGACAGATAACGACCGATGGTACCGAGCAGACTGTTTATACTAATGAAGCTCCTGCGGGCATATTTGAAGCCAAGCTCTTTTCGTTAGATTTTACCAACCAGACTGTAACTGAAACATTGCGGGTGCGAGTTTACCGCCGCATAGTACCAGGAGGGGTCATGCTAAAGTTTGGTGATACCACTTTCAATGCTGTGCAAGACCCCTTAGGGAAAGATGTAACTCTACCCCCGAATAGATATGGAATCCGGGTAACAATTCAATCGACAGGGACTAAGAGAGCCTATAATTGGGAAGTATTTTACAAGGAGGCTCCGTAATGAGCGTGCATTATGACGCCTTGGCTATAAACAGGAATATGGCATTAGACCTTCCGTTCAGGGAAGGTATTGGAGCTATTACTCACAGCATAGCCAGGACAAAGCCTGTAGTTACAATAATAGGCGCTCCTTGGTCAACCCTTGATTCAAACTTACCCTTTCTTACTCTTGATGGAGCTACTGAGTATTTATGGGCTTCTGCTGCGGATACTGGGAATTTGGACTTTACCAATACGGACTACAGCCTTGGGGGTTGGTTTCGGATTGACAGTGGTGGAGATGACGACAAAACACTAATGAGCCGTTTTCTATTAAGCAATACTGGGTGGGAAATGTATCATTATACTACCTTGACGCTTCAGATGCGGCACCATCATTTGAGCCTAGCTCCAACGCTTCGTTCATCTGCTTATTCCCATGGATGGGCTTATGGTAATTGGTATTTTATGGGCTTTAGCCGGCTTCAGGCTACTCAGAGTGCGATATTCTATCGTGGTGATGTGACTGGTTTTAGTGCCATTACCACGATATGCAATGGTGGCTTACTAGACCCCGACTCCTGTGCCGTAAATCTTAACATTGGGCGCAGTCCTGTAAATATAAATCACAATAAAGGTGGACTATGGCGACCTAGAGCGTGGTTCGATAGAGCATTAACTGAAGCTGAATGGCAACAGATATGGGAAAAAGAAGTGGAGTGGTTTAGGTCATGATAGATTTGGAAGGAAAGCTATATCGAATTGATGATGCGACAGGGCATATAACTTCTATATTCCCCTCTGACACCAACCTAACCTGCACGCTTACGGCTGCTGCCACCGCCCATACCTTCAGTGCATGGACAGAGATAGCGGATAGCGCAGCTACTAAATTATCGGCTGCTACTGCTACAAGTCCAGGTCATATCACATCTGTTGTGATTGAAACGGTAAGCGATAATGCTGCCCTCTATATGTATGAGGTAGCTTGGGGGGACGCTAAGAACTTAATTACATCGGGAAGGTTTGCTGGAGCTGGTAAGTTTCAGGCAGCCCACATACAAGATAGATTCTGGGCACCTCGTTTTCCAGCAGGAGAACTAATCTACTATCGCATGAAAACTGAGACGGCTGTGGCTGATACCTGCACAATCCATCTCAGGTATCACACGCACTAGGAGATGATATGACAGATATTGAGAAAGTAAAGCTCAAAATAGGCACCGTGATTAGTGCTACTTTCACTGATGCCCAGATTCAAGCCTTCCTGGATATGGAAGGTACTGTCAATTTAGCTGCCGCTTCCGCGATAGAGTCATGGGCTGCTAGTGCTGTTGATACAGTACAATCAGAAAAGATGGGCGACTACTCATATTCTAAGAAATTTATCGAAGGCGCACTTGAAATCGCCAAGAGGTTACGAGAGAGCGAATCTGATACTCCTGTCCTAGAATGGGCGGAAATGGATTTGGAGGCGATAGGGGAGTGAGTTATACATCGCTGTTAATAAACTCAGCTTCAGTCTGGCGTTATACGGTCGGCACCCCTGATGCTTATGGACAACCGACAATAGGTGGAGGTTGGGCCGTTGTGGCGGAATTATCGGATATACCATGCAGGATAATGTCTGCTAAGGGCAAGGAAATCGTTATCGGCGCTGAGGTTGTTGTGGCTGATTATAAGCTCTTTTTAGGGGATGTAATTCTCACTGAGCAGGATAGGGTAAAAGTTTGCTGGGGAACACCGGACTCCTGGAAAGAGTACGAAATCTTATTGGTAAGCGATATTCAAGACGGAGCAGATAGCCACCACAAGGAGTGCTACCTCAGGATTGTTCGATGAAATTGAATTTCACAATAGACTTGAATCTAAAAACCAAAGAAGTTACCAAGGCATCTTTGAAGGCTGCCAGAGAAGGGATGAGAGATACCGTGATACTGATAATGAATGATGCCAAGAAGGATACACCATTCCAGTATGGTACAAACCAAAGCTCAATAGCATCTGAGGCGAGTGGTTTCCCTGGGGGTGAAGGAGTGGTTGACCAGCACAAAATAGAGGGCGCTGTTTATTCCACGTCTGGTTATGGGGGCTATTTAGAGTCTGGTACTAAATATACGAAGCCACGGCCTTATATTAAGCCAGCGTTTGACAGACACCAGTCTAAATTTCCTAAGCTAATGAAAGAACATCTGGAGAGAGCATGATAAAGTCAACCAGGGGTATATGTCAATGTTGGATAGTAACGCAATTATAAGAGCATATCTGGCTGCCGATGCGGGCTTAATAGCTCTAGTCGGGGCGAGGATTTATTGCCCGCGCTTGCCTGAGAACGCAACTCTCCCGGCGATTGGATTCTTTGTAAGAGGGGGTACGTCAACGCCTTATATTCCAGGGATGCCCTCACCAAGCGTTCAGTTTGACTGCTGGGCTCTGCAATATATCGGAGAACCAACGCCTGCTTCTATGCGAGCCCGGGAACTCTACCGCGCACTATATGACGCCCTCCAGGGGATTCAGAACACGAAAGTCACAATCGGGACAACCGATTACTATATTTTATCAGCTATTGAAGAAGTGCAAGGGCAGGACTTGGTCGATACCGATATACCCAATTATTTTAGAGTGCTAACGTTCTTTTCGGTTATGCTGAGATGAGCAAAAAAGGCGATAAGAAGCACAAAAGGAGGCGCATAATGGACAAACCAACAGAAAACTTTGGCGATCCTGAGGAGCTGATGCCCACTCCAGAAAGGCTCAAAAAAGAGGTGCCAATAGAGGTGCCAGTGGCAGAGGAACTCCTAGAAACCCCAAAGAGGCCACCAGAGCCTAAAATTGAGGCACAAAAAGAGAAACCTATACCAACAGAGGCAGAGATAGTCGAACCTGGCTCTTTGGCGACAATTAGAGCACGTAAGGCAGCGCATCAAGCGCAGTTAAGGAGGTAAATTATGGCAAAGACAATAGCAAACGTTTTAACAGGAGTAGCGGCGCTGTATATCAGGCAGCCCAATGATGCTATAGCGGAATGGTCGGAACCGGGATATGACGACTCGCCTCAATCGGCGAAACTCTTAAAGACTGGTTCTGGTGCCGGTGGAAGCACTCATGTACAATTCACTCCAGCAGCTGGAACAACGCTGGCAGTTTGGCAGGCTGCCATCACTGATTATGCCTTCCGTCACAATAATCAGGACATCGGCGCTATCGCTAACTGGGCGCAAATGGAGTTCAAGTTTGAAGACCCGAATAGTGGTGGCTGGGCTGAAGTTACTGCTGTGGCCTTACAGAGCATAGTGGGTACCGGGCTCTGGGTTTTGACAACACTGGCGGCCAACACTCCGTCTGGTTATGGTGGAGTTGGTGAAACAGGTGTTTCGTTCTTTGACTGGACACTAGCTGACCTTGATACTGTGGAAGCACAAATAAACCTTGATGGCGCAGTAGACAACGCAAGTGATTGGCTACTTACCAGAATAAGAATTGAGCTTTGGGAACCCACACCTGCAAGATACTGCTATATCGGTGAGGTTACCATTGCAGGAACTAGCTATACAGTAACCCCCGGCGGAACTGCTCCTGGCATGGCGCTGGGTAGCCCCTTTACTGAAGTGGGTTACACCGAAGATGGCGTGACGCTGGAATATACCGCCGACACAGCCGATATTGAAGTCGAAGAAGAAACCTTCCCCATCGACCGGGTAATAACTAAGGAAACTGTAGCCGTTACCTGCAATATGGCAGAGAGCTCTCTCTACAACATGGACAAGGCAATGGCCGGCAGCGTGCTATCCGGAGGTATAATCAAGCTAGGTGGCAGCGTCAATAAGACCATGAATCTCAAAATAGAGGGAACAAACCCTGCTGGTTACACCAGGTCTATCCTTATCCCAGTAGCCACTGCCACAGGAGCGGTAGGGATGGCCTACAAGAAGGGCGAAAAGACAGTTGTGCCCGTGACCTTCCAGGCCTTAAAGGGCGATAGCGATGCCGTTCAGATAGTCGATAACATAGCATAAAAAGGAGAGAAATGGAAAGAACTGAGGAGCAGAAGGTGGCTCGTGCGCCAGTGATTGTGATATTGGGTGGCGAAGAATACTCAATTAGGCAGTTGACTCTTGATGAATCGGCGGTATGGAAGCAGCAAGTTGCGAAGCTGTTGTCGGATGGCTTTAGGCAAATGAAAACTGATGCTACTGAGCCTGAGAAATTCAGCACAGCATTGTTAGCTTTCATTATTGATTCTCCGAATGCCTTGATTGACCTTTTCTTCGCCTATGCCAAAGACCTTGACCGAGCAGAGATAGAAAAAATTGCAACCGAAACCGAGATAGCGGTTGCGTGGGAGAAGGTGCGACAAGTTGCATTCCCTTTAGCGCAGTCACTGGTGGAAACGATGGGCAAAATGCTTCCATAGGTGAGACTTTTGAGTTTTTTATGGCTGAGTGGCATTTGCCGCCAGACTATATAATGTCACATTGGACAGAAGAGTTGTTTGTGCTGATGGTTGATAAGTTGATTTTGCGTAAAAGAAAGGAATCCGAGGCGATAAGCGGCCACTCCTCTGGGCGTACTATTCCCGATGACCAATTTTTCAAAGAGGCAGGGATTAAAGTGAAGAAGGTGAAGCATGGCACTTAACGTTGGCGATGCTGTACTTAAAATAACAGGCGATAACAAAGACCTTGACAATGCCCTGAAGAATACCGATAAGCAAGTTAAGTCCTCTACTGATAGCTGGTCTAAGAATATGAAAATGGCTGGGGCAGCGATGGTAGCCGTTGGTACAGCTATTGTTGCTGCTTTGACCTTTGCTACAATGGCTGCTGCTAAAGAAGAAAAGGGAATTAAACGGCTTGAAATTGCCATGAGGAATGTTGGCATTGCCTATGGTGGTGCTACAAGTGAATTAGAACAGTGGATAGATAAAATGCAGCAATCTACTGCATATGCCGATACTGAAATGAGGGATGCTTTGGCATCCTTAATTCGTATCACAAGAGATGTAGAGAAAGCCAAAGACCTATTGACTCTCGCAGCGGATGTGGGTGTTGGCATGAATAGGGACTTGACATCAGCCACGACTCTTTTGATGTATGCCCTTTCTGGTAATTGGGGAATGCTTGAGAGATATATCCCTGCTATTAAATCCGCTGCAAATGAAGAAGAAAAGTGGCTGATGTTAAGAGAATTGTTTGCTGGCCAGGCGGAGGAATTTGCAAAGACCACTGCTGGTCAGATGAAACTGCTCAAAAACAATATAGGTGATGTTGGTGAGGCCATAGGCTTTGCGCTCCTTGATAACCTTGTAGGTGTACTGAAAAAGATGAATGAGACTATCCAGTCAGTTAAAGAATGGATAGGAGAAAATACTGAATTAGTTAAAGGTCTTGTAATTTTTGCCCTTGCTCTGGGGGGGATTTTAATAGGATTAGGGACCTTTCTTATATTTGCTCCTGGGGTTTTAGCAGCAGGTACTATGATGGGTGTTGGTTTTACTGCCATGCTTGGCCCGATTGGGTTAGTAATTTTAGCTATAGCTGCTGTGATTGCTATAGGCGTATTGCTTATAAAGAACTGGGATAAGATTGTCGATTTCTTTACCGGTTCGCAACGAGTAATGACAAAGGAACTTAAAAAGCAATTAGAGGAACGAACTAAACTCCAGAAAGAAGCCTTTGAGAAACAGAGAGCTGATGCAAACGAAGCTCATGGCAAAGCTGTAGAGGACCTCCGTAAACACTATGGAGTCCTGGAAGGCTATACCAAAGATGGAGAAAAGACCCTCATGGATATAGCTAGGGATACCTCGAAAGCCAGAGAGGAAGCCATTGAGAGTGAAATAGATGCATTGGAGCGGGCGCATAAGGAAAAGATGTATTTGCTCGATGCTGAAATGGAAGCGTTGGATGATGCACATAATCAAAAGATGCGGATGATAGATGAAGAATATCAGTCTAAACTTTCTGCCCTCGATGCCGAAACCAATGCAGCCATTAAGGCCCTAGAAGATGAGCTAGGCATTATGGATACTGAAGATAAAGCCACACAGCGGTCAGATGAGGATGCAACAGATAATGAGCGATTGCGACAGATACAATATGCTATCCGAACTGCTAAAAATATCTTTGTACAAAAGCAGGCTGAAAGGCAATTGCTTGATTTTCAGGAAGAGATGGCTGAAAAGAAACAAGATAGGGATAGGGCCGATAAGAGGCAATCTATACGAAGTCAGATTGCAGCATTAAGAGAACAGGCTGTTAACCAGAAGGAAGCACTTCAGGCCGAACATGATGCAAAGATGGAACAAGAACAAGCACTCTTTAATGCCACAAGGGAACGATTCGACAAAGAGAAAGAGGCATTAGATGTAACTCTTCAAACAAAATTAGAGCATTTACAAGAAGAGAAAGAAGGTTTAGATAAGGCATTAGCAGCGGAATTGATACGGCTAGAAGAAGAACGCCAAGCCTATGAGGAGGCCGAAAGTGCCAAGTTAGCCAAATTAAAAGAGAGCCTAATGCAACAAGAGGAACTTCTGCAATCTTTCCACGATAGAGAGATGGCTAGGTTAGAACTCAGAGCTAAAGGAATTGAGCCTAAGTTAGTTGGCGAAGAAGAAAAATCTGGATGGCAGAAAATCGTAGACTTTATGAATGAACCTCTTGTCATGGCTGCCGCTCCAATGTTAGCTCCAACTTCCTTCGCAGCTAAAAAATTCTCCTCTTTCCAAGGCTTTGAAGGAACAATCCCAGGCATCCCAGGCACGCCAATCCCTGCCATAGTCCATGCTGGAGAGTACATCGGGCAAGGCGGTGGGAACACAGTCAATATCTATAATCCCTCTGTCCGCTCTGATAACGATATAACGGAAATAACCCGCCAGGTATCAAGGGAAATGTTACGAATGCAGCAGATGAGGATGAGTTATGGCTAATTCGCTCACCTATAGAGGCTATGATTTCGCTGACTATGGGCTTGTTGTCGAGGAGCGCTCTATCCCTATGACGCATCGAATTGATAGCATCCCGCTCCACTGGAGGGCGTTTGCTACCGATAGCAAGATAGAGGCTAAAAGCATCTCTCTCAATATAACAGTGACCGCGGCCAGCGTAGCGGCACTAAAAACGAATATGGACACAATCAAACGATTATTAAACACCCAGGTAGATGAGCGGCTTATTCTGGACTCACTATCAGATAGGTACTGGTGGGCCAGGTTTAAGTCCTTAGCCGGCAAATTCAAAGGGATTAGGTTTGAGGGGAGTGTAGATTTCCTCTGCTTAGACCCCTATGCCTATGATAATACTCCAGTTTCAAACGACTATACCGACAATGAGGAGCCCGAGGTAATTCAGGAGACCCCCGGTGGGACCGCGCTAATAGAGCCTGTTTACACTTTAACAGCAGACGGCCAGCAGCATGGGGTAACGGTCAAGATAAGGAATGATACTTTAGCGATGGAAATTCAATGGGTTGGCGATTTAGAGGATACGGAAATTTTAGCATTCGATTGCTCGACATGGATAGTTACCCTGGATGGGGTAGCCTCGATGAGTGCCGTGAGCGGTCAGTTCCCAGTCCTATCACCGGGGGTGGCAAATCAGATAGAGGTTTACGATTTTGACGGAAACGTTAATATCGCATACAGAAATAGATACGCTTAAAGGAGGTACATTATGGCAAACGCTTTATATCAGTTGGGTAGGGGTCATTTCTTGGATGCAGACATAGACTGGTCTGCTAATGACATCGTGTTCTCGTTCATGGACACCGATGACTACACAGTGAACCTGGACACCGATGAAGACCAGGTCGATTTAACGGATGCTGGCATCATAGCCACAAGTGCTGCTATGGCTGGCAAGAGCTCGACGTTTGGTGTTGCTGATGCCGCCGACACGACAATAGCTACCGTGGCTGGTGACCAGTTTGAGGCTATCGTTATCTACTATGACAGTGGCGTCGATGCTACAAGCTTACTAATCGCCTACATCGACACAGCGACCGGCCTTCCCTGCACGCCTAACAACGGCGACATAACCGTTCAGTGGGATGCTGGGGCAAATAAAATTTTTAAGTTGTGATTGAAGATGAGTGTTCTTTATGCTATAATCCCATTGGTTCTTGAAAGGAGAAACCGATGGGGGAAAAAGAGTATAAGTATGAAAAACGGAAGCATCAGATATGCCCAGTTTGTGATCAAGGATTTAATCCGAAATGTGGCAAGCAAAGACAAATCTGTTGTTCAAAGACTTGTGCTAGAATCCTCAATTGGCGAACACGGAAACCTAAGGAGCGGATTCCTCAATCAAACGGATATATCTGGCATTATGTTGAGAACCATCCCCATGCTGTTCGGTTACATAAAAAGATGCGACCGCATGGCGGATATATTCTGGAACACCGTTTTATCATGGAGCAAATTCTTGGTCGCATACTTGAATCAGATGAGCGAGTACATCATAAGAATGGCATCCGAAACGATAACAGGCCAGAGAATCTTGAGCTATGGTCGATTAGCAGAAAAGACCCACCGGGCAAACGAACTATTGATTGGGTCATTGATTACTTGCGAAAGCAAGGATGGGAGGTAAAAGAACCAGATGGACTTATTAATTGCAAAACCAGGCGCTGTTAAAATCGGGAACGATGGATTCCATGTTATCCTTCAGCAGGATGACAAAACCATGCTAATTCCTTGGCAAGCTGCCTTAGAGGTGGCAAAGGCAATGACAACTGTAGCCAGGAAGGTAGAGGAG